AAGAATGCTTCTTCCATCTTTCCGAATGACTCAGATTGAGGATCACCTCTTTCGGAAGAGTAAACCTTCAAAGTTTCTACTTTGTCTAGAACTGATTGCCAGTTGGACTTATCTTCACAGCTAATCTTACTTAGTCCTACTTTAACATCTATCACATGACCAAACATGACTGGGTCATGTGGCTTAGGAAAGATTATGGCACAGCCAGAAAGAACTACTAATGATAGTACTAGGATTAATCTTTTCATTGCATAGCCTTTCTAAGATCGTTATACAAAGCATCTTTATGTTCTGGTTTCATCTGTGAGGATAGATGAGAATGAAATTCTTCTTTCTTACCTGCAGATGCTAATGCTCTTAGTTTAGTTCCAGAGACACCCTCAACACCTGTAGCTTTTTCATCTCGTTTACCAGCATTCTCAAAAGAAATATCTTTGAAGTTATAGTAACCATGAGCACCCTTAACTCCATTATACTTCTTAAGCAATTCTGCCATTGGTCTGCGATCTTCACCACCAGCAAAGTGTAGATGAGTCACACCTTGATCATGAAGTGCTGCTGCTTGGTGTAAAAGAGTCGGTTTAGTTTTATCAGCAACTGTTATATTAGTTCCAGGAAATGCATTCTTGGCATGTTTTAGTTTTTGCTCAGGAGAAAGAGGATTCTTACCTTTCTTCTTATCAGCTGGAGTAGTATCTTGAGAAGCAGATAGAACTAGAGTATGACCACCACTAAATTTCTTGGCAGTATCATGCATGTGTTGAACTAGTTTTTCATGACCAGCAGTTGGTGGATTCATACGACCAAATGCAAGTGTGTGGTGATTTTCAGAAGCATTAGTATTACCTGCCTGAGCACCACGAGACTTCAATAAGTTTTGTTTGGCAAACTCTGCACGATTGATTAATTTGGTTGGCTCTGTCACACCATTGTGAGTGTGATTGTATACAAACCCTTCTGGCTTGGAAGCAACACCACCAATAGAATGATCATATCCACCTTCGTTTGATTCAAGACTACTGACCAATTCATTCTTGGCATTGGCAAGATGACCATGCATCTTTAGTAGATTGTCATAGTGTTCTTTGTTCTTATCAATGTGTGCCAACTGAGCACCAGCATCATTCATAATCTCTTGCTTCTTGGCAGGAGTTTTAATCTTTTCAAACTTCCTCTTTAACTGTCCCGACACATGGTCTTTGAATCCATCACTGGTAGGAGTCTCACCTGTGCGAATTGTTTCATTGATATAAGTTGCTAGATGTCCTGATTCACCACTGTGCTCTGGGTGAATTGCGTCATACATCTTGGCACCATGAGTCTCATGAATAGTCTTGGCTTTGGATAATTCACTAAGCACTTTCTGTTGAGATTGTTCAGAGTATTGTGCACCTCCAGCATCGTAGCTGGCAGTATGATGATAGATGTCTGGATGAGAACCAAAGTCTCCTTCAGAAACATTGCCAGTGGCACGCATGTTGCTTAGGTTAGTACCTTCGTATTTGGTATGAGTAACTAAACCAAATTTAGATTTGTTAATTGCTGCAGCCTTGTCACCCTTTGCACCATAAGTGATAGTGTTTGGTGTGAAAGAAGTTTTATCTCCTTCTTTCTTAAGATCAGGTTTAGTGAACATCACATCACCTTGGAATACACCTTTCTTTGGTGCAATCTTTGGAGCATGTTCTAATGCTGCTTTAAGTTTTTCTACAAGACCTGGAGCATGACCATGATTTCTCTCGATATCTTCAGGAGTGTAATTTAATTTTGGATTTTTATTAAACGCAGACTTTGACGCTACAAAGAATTTGCCAGTTTCTGGATGATGTCCATAAACCAAAGATGGTGAACCATCATACTTCATGGTCAGTTTGTTGGAGTTCATACCTTGTTTGGTATGAAAGTGTGCACCATGTAAGGCATCATACGCATGTTGGAATCCATCTGCTCCATGGAACAGTGGACGATCCTCAGCATGAGTGATGTGTTTAAGTTTTGCACCTTCTTCGGTCGGTGCACCTTCAGTCAAAAAGTCTTTAAATCCTAGCATCATATTACTATTATACTCCAAGTTGCAATTAGTGTCAACAATAACCCTACAGAATTGAGGGGATTATTGTAGTTTGAACGTGCCATTTGCACCCTTGTGAGCACCAGAGGATGCTTTAATCGTATAGCGAGCAGCAACAACTGGCTTGCCAGTTTTAGCATGAATACCTTTAATAGTAACCCCTATTCCTTTTCCTGGAACTACATGCAAAGAGTCTGGTTTAAATTGCGACAAGTGTTCATCGGCTAAACTGTGCATTGGCTTAATAACAGATTCTGCTTCTCCGCTATCCTTAACTTTACTGTGCACAACTGTATGCTCAATGTGAGTATTCGGTGATACATTCTGACGAATAATATTTGCCAAATCTTCTGGCTTATGTTTTGCCATACCTGCAGCAAACGATTGAGCCATCTGAGTTCTTGCAGCGAGGTCAGAAGCACGAGCAGTTTGTGCTCTTTGACTTGCTTGTTGACGAAATGCTTCTTGTTTCTTTTCTGGTAGTGCATCATGTGCTTGGATAAATTTGTCCAAGTGTTCATGCATGATTTTCTTTTTACCAGAGAGTTTCTTACCTGCTTGAATATCAGCAAGACCCTCAGCATGTTTCTGACGAATGTCGTTGATAGGCATTTCGTCAATCTTAGTTTGAATGTTTCTTTGATCAGCTGAACCATTATGACCCAGTTTTTCCATAGCATCAGTGTGATGCTGCATTGGTGCAGTGAGTGAACCTGCAGATAGTTTAGCAGTTTTCTCTAATGCAGCAAGTCCTGGATTACGATAGTTCGGTTCCTGTGAACCATACTTGGCAGAAATGCCATGATGTCCAATTGGCTTACCTTCTTTATTGTGTAGCGTAACAATCAGGTCAGCGTTAGAGTTTACATCTTTAACACCAGTAGTCTTCTCATGGTCGCCAGCAACATTTGTTTTGTCAGCGTTAGATGTCCAGTGAACATTGCCGATGTGAGCATGATCACCAGTATGTCCTTTGTCCTGAAGATGTTTTTTAAATGCTTCTGCAGATTGTTTAGCATGACGATCAATCTCAGCATAAGCAGCAGGTGGGATTTTTTGCTGTAGTTTGCTGTGTACTTGTTCTGGAGTACCAGCATGGTCTTCATTGTCAGAGAATGAACGATGATGTTCTGGAAGTTTGATTGCAGGATGTAAATGTTTTGCTAAAAGCAACTCATGGAGTTTACCTTTATCATCTGAATCTACAGCTGATGACTCTGCTTCTAGAAGAAAGTCTTCTTTAAGGAATGATTTGAAATTTAACATATTTTTACCAAAATCCATATAATTATTTTTTCTTCGGTTCTTTAATCATAGTTAAACCGATACGATTACCAACTGGGTTTGGTGTGCTAGATGGCGAACCAAACTGAAACTTAGCATCAGAGAAACCCTTTACAGTATATACACAAGATGTGGGTTTATTCTTTGGCATAATGTCCAAGTAAATCTGAGTAACAGTCATACCATTTGCAGCTTTAGAAAGAAGTTTTGTTGCTTCATTTTCTTCTTTATTTAACCAAGAAATAAGGTTGGCTGTAATCGGATAATGTAATAACCCCCACCTCTTATCTCTATGTGGTTTACCTCCAGGTAGATTATATGGAGATAAGTTGATTGCTCGTTTCACTGAGGTTTCGTCTTTAAGTTCAAAACCAAGTTGTTTAGCAGCATTTAAGAATGGTTTAAAATAATTCTTAACACAGTCTGGATACATACCACAATTAGACATTGCTTTATCTAAATGTTCTGCAGTTGGAATACCAGAACTATATCCAGTTTTTAATTTAGGATTCTTTAACACTTCGAGTAGTTGTTCATAAGCAGGGATCTCATTGCCCAAAATATCAGCTGCAATTAATGGACCTTTAAATAAATCAGTTCCTGTTGAACCACCCTTTTCATTTTTCTCTTCAATACCAATGGCTAGAATAACTTCTGCAGCCTTTTTAGGTTTACCCTTTAGTGTTTTCATTTTACGAATGAGTGGCGTAACTGCAGTAATAGAAGGTTTACCACCAGCACCAGCTTTAGCAGAGAACGGATGTTCAAACCCATCCTCATCAATTAAGATATAGTCAATAAGTTTTTCGTTAGCAATAACAGGGAATTTAACTTTAACATATGGTGTACCTGTATACTTTAACATGTATAAAGCACCAGAAACTTCACCAAAGTCTGAAACTATAATACCAACTTCCTTTAATGTTACCCAAGAATCAAAAGATATGTTAAAAGATTTTAGCCCTTTGTTGGATTGTTTCATAATATCGTCACAAATGGTGTGCACACCTTTGGAAATTTTACCGCCAGCATGCATACTCTTAAGAGTTGTGTTAACTTTTCTTAGAAGTGTTGCTGCATCAACTGGAGTCATATTGAGCCCAAATTGATTAGGTGTTAACTGTTTCTTAGCGAGTACTATTTGTTTTGCCATAATAATCCTATTAGATTATTATTTAGGATGACGAGACGCTCGAATAGTTCGCTGGTATTTACGATCCCACTTAGCTATCTGCTGCATTAACTTAGGAATTGCAGCGTTATTACGATAGTCATAATTGAATGCTTTAAGGATGTAGTTGAGAGTGGATGAATCCTTAGAGTGCTTGGCTCTGTTGATTAGTTCTTCTGTGGTGATGGTTGGTCTGTAGACTTTGAAATCAAGTAACACACAGTGGGCATATGCCTGAATTTCATCGAACTCAGAGAGATATCTTCTCTCAATGTTCTTCTTTTCATGTTTCACTTTCTTGTAAGGAACGATGTAGTTTGACGACTCGTCTCCTCGTCTATCGAACTGCATAAAGTGTATCAACTCATGCATTTGAGTCTGCATTATACGATACTTAAACTTGCTCCATGTTTCATATGTGAATAGAAACTCATCAAATTCAGTTGTGTATATCTGGATACAACACTGTCTTTCATCTGGTGAATATTCGCCACCAATGGCAACATAGGTGTTGTACATCTTGGCTTTTGATTTTTGTGGAAAGAACTCGACCTTAGTTCTCCACTTTTTGAAGTAGTTTGAAAGACCCTTACTATCATTGCAATAGTTGTCTAGGTCTTGCCATACTTTTGAAGGTATAAATTTTGCTCTGAATGGACGCTCATGGAAGTTGAGCAGATCCATCCAATCGTAATTAGCGTTTTCTAGGAATTCAAAATTGCATGGCATTTCACATCCCAGAAAGGCATTTTACATCTTGAGATTATCCTCCAAGAATGCGAGTACCTTTCCCTGCTCCTCTAAGTTAGTGTTACTAAACTCGGTAATATAAGGCATCAGTTCAAAGT